TTGTTAAATGTCCTGACTTAATAGAAACCCCTTGTCCTGCTTGTCCCCCATCTGTTGAGGTTCAGTCCTTAGATTTGGATGGTATAAGAAAGATTAAAGGTAATTTTACATTCAGTCCCATTTATAATGGGGATGTATATATGAAATCAGATACTTGTAAATAACAAATCCCCACTCACATCTACAACTGTGGTGGGGATTTTACCTTTTACTTGGGAGCTAATCAGGTAATATTATTCTTCGTCATCTTGACTATCAATAATCATATCCAATTTTTCGTTAATATCAATTAACATATTAAACATAGTTATTAATAGTTCCTTTGTATCGGGGTTAATGTTATCAGATGTAATTCCATTCATAAATCCTAAAAAATTTATTACTGTTTCGTTTTTTTGATTATTGTTTTTCATAGTTTCTTTTTTTTAATTGTTTAGTTCTTATATATAAATATGCTAGTGGTATAGCAAACGCCAACTTATTTTTAATTTAATATTACTAACCCCCATTTATTATTGGTTTCGGATCCGAGAATTTATAATCTTCCAAATCTGTTTCATTAATTGAATTTAATAATTTATTGAAATCACTACTGAACTCTAATCTATTCGTTGAAGATGGTTTTTTACTTACTTTTTCTTTGATTACAGATGGTTTAACTATACTTGGGGTAATATCTATCACCTCATCATTTTTAACTACTTTAGATACAATCTTTTCTTCTTTCGTTGAAGGAACTTCTAATGTGTTATCAAGTTTATAACCTAAGATAATTGTTCTTCTGTTACCCCAAGAATTATTATCAAAATGTTTTTTACTGTTTTCTCGTTGAATAAATCCTTTTTCATCTAACGATGTTAATATTCTTTTTATTTTATGGGGACCTAGTTTATTATTAAATACTTCAACGAGTTGAATATCAGTATAAAAAAAATCTTGATTATTATCTAAATGTGATAAGATAAAAGATAAGATAACTATCTCATCTATCGTTAATTCGTTGAAGGAGAATATATCCATTTTTAATTTAATAAAGTTAGTTGAGTTCATAATATTGTTTGTATCCTTTTATTCTTTCCCTTTTATTATTTTACTTGGGAAAAGGACCTGGGGTAATTACTCCCCAGGAACCCAAGATATGTTTCCATATATATATAAGTATCTAACTACTATAGCAAAAGACAAATTATTTTAAAAAAAATTAAAATATTTTTATAATTTTATATTATATTCTATTATTATTTTCTTTTCTTATTATCTTATCTTATTATGAAGGGGCACCACTGCACCTATGATGTGGGCACCACTGCACCTATGATGTGGGCACCACTGCACCTATGATGTGGGCACCACTGCACCTATGATGTGGGCACCACTGCACCTATAGTTAAAATATTAAAACTACTTCAACGATGGGGACACTTCCCCAATATACATAATGTGTTATACAAAATGTGTTATATAATAAAAAAAAATCATAATGTAAAGAACTTTTCATAATACTGAACTATTTATAATAAACAAATATTATGAGTAGTAATAAAAAATGGAATAGTGATTTGATTAGAGGTAATAAAGGAGAAAGAGTTATAGGTAATTACTTCAACGAGAATAAAGGGATTACAGACATCCAATATAATGATGACTATAGATACGACATTAAAGGGGAGAAAGATGGTAAGGTTATATCATTTGAGGTAAAAACAGATAGATATGAATACTTCAAGAAGATAACCACGGGTAATATGTTTGTTGAGGTTAGTTGTTCCAATAAACCATCTGGTATATCCAACTCACAAGCAGATTATTTTATTTATTATTTCCCCGATCAGGATATTGCTTATTTAATAAGCCTGGGGGATTTAAGATTAATGTTAATGAAAGAAAACTTACAGATGACCGAACAATCAGGAGATGGGGGTAAAGTTCAGGGGTTTATAATTCATATACAATCATTTAGAGAATACTTCAAAGTAATAAAAATAAAAAAAGATTTAAATATTTGGACTGATTAATGACTTTTGCTAAATATTGCGATATTTATATATAACAACTAAACAATAAAAAAGAAAAAAGATGGAATTGGATAAAGAACTTATAATGAAATCCCACAATAATGTGGTAAGAGAATTTAAAGAATACTACGGTATAATACGTGATATAATGACGTTATATAAAACGGGTGATACATATTATGATATGAGTAGAGAAGAGTGGTTAGATGATGAATTAGACACTATGTTGGGATTATTAGGGGGAGCAACATTACTATTAAATTTATATAATACTGTTGAAGAGTATGAATTATCATCAGAGTTATATAATGAAATGAAAAATTGTTATTTAATACTAACAAATGAGATTACACCAGATATGGATAATGAGAATATGTTTATTCAAATGACCGATAAAATGTTGGAGAGTATTAAAAACAAGATATAATTATGGGGATAGACGATATATTAAAGGAGATTACAAAGAAGGGGTCAATATACGATGAGATTATAAATAATATCATTACCCCAAGGTTTGAATTAAAACCTGAATTAATAAGTGAGATTGCATTGTCCTTCTTAGAGAATAGAGAAAAGATTGAGCAGGTATATAAAGATAAATATTTTAAATATTATTTTATTTCAACAGTAAAAAACCAAGTTCATTCCAACACCTCATCTTTTCATAAGATAAATAGAATAAAAGATTATGAATATTTTGGTGAGTATAATCACATTACGGATCAGGATGATATTCAAGATAAAATAGAATTTGAAGTTAAAATTGATAAGTTTCAAAAGATATATAAAAATACGAAGAAGACCTGGTTTGAGAATTTATTGTGGGAAGAGTATTTTATTAATGATAAAACTTATAGAGCAATAGAAGATGAATATGGAATAGACCATTGTTCGGCTTGGCACACAGTAACTAACTTAAAGAAAAGAATACAAAAAAATATAAAATAAGATTACAGTAAATTGTTTAGTGTAAATAAGATTGGGGGTTTAATACCCCCTTTTTTGTGTTTAATAAAAAATAAACAAAAAACTATTAAACATATTTATTATAAAAATTGGATATGGATGAGAATGTAAAACTTATGTTGGGGAACAACATAGACAAATTAAAAGAACTACCTAATAACTTCGTTGATAGTATCGTAACCGACCCACCTTATGGATTATCTTTTATGGGTAAGAAGTGGGATTATGATGTTCCATCTGTTGAGTTTTGGCAAGAAGTTTATAGAGTGTTAAAACCTGGTGGGCATATCTTATCATTCGGAGGAACACGAACATATCACAGAATGGTTGTAAATATGGAAGATGCGGGTTTTGAAATCCGTGATTGTATTATGTGGGTATATGGTAGTGGTTTTCCTAAATCACATAATATCGGTAAGGCTGTTGATAAGATTGAAGGAAATGAGCGTGAATTTGTTGGTTATAATCCTAATCATAGAGAAGGTAGAATTGATAATAGCCCATATCACGCTAAAGGGATTACAGATACAAACCCAACTAATACAAAAGGACAATCAGAATGGGAAGGTTGGGGAACTGCATTAAAACCAGCAAACGAACCTATTTGTGTTGCAAGAAAACCATTAAGTGAAAAAACAATTGTAGAGAATGTATTAAGATGGGGGACTGGTGGTATAAATATTGATGGATGTAGAATTGGTAATGATAAAATCACATCACATAATAATATTTACGAAGGTAGGTTCCCCGCCAATTTTATTATTGATGAAGAAGCATCTATATTATTAGACGAACAAAGTGGTAATCTAAAAAGTGGATTTGGTGAAATTGGTAGTGGTAATAGTATAAATGATGGTTCAAAAGTTGGTATGAAAGGTAAAATTATAAGTTGTTATGCTGATACAGGTGGAGCATCAAGATTTTTCTATATCCCAAAGGTAAGTAAGAAGGAACGAAATATGGGGTTAGATAATTTTGAGGATAAAGAAACAAAAATTACTAATCAATCTAAAAAATGTAATATATGTAATAAATGGGAGTTAGCATCAAGTGGGGAACAATATATCTGTAAATGTGAAAACCCTGATTGGAATATACCGATACAAAAAAACTCACACCCAACGGTAAAACCAATTAACCTATTAACATATCTTGTTAGAATGGTAACACCACCAAATGGAATAGTTATGGATTGTTATATGGGTTCAGGTTCAGTTGGTATATCTGCACGATTGGAGGGTTTCCAATTTATAGGAATGGAAATGGATGAGGAATACTTCAACATAGCAGAGGCAAGGATTAATAACTACGAATTATATAAAGATTTAATAAAAAAGAAATGATGGAAAAAGAATTAAAAGAAAAAATTGAATGGTTACTGTCGTTAAAACGAATGAGTAAATATGAGGTAAAAGAAATGGAAACAATCTTACGACAATATGTTGATAAGAGAATGACTATTTGCACCCATTGCAATGCCCAAGTAATAGTAGCACAAAGACAATTATCCAATTGGTATGCAAGACAACAACCACAGGAACAAGTAATTGTTATAGAAGATATTATAAAGGGTCAGGCAACAAAAAATAAAGTGGGGAAATGTTAATAAAAGATGGGATATAATGAATATACACAAGAAGAATTAAAATTAATATGGAATGAATTATCAAATGTGGGGGTTAAAATAGTTAAAAATAATAAAAATAATAATTTAACCCATAAAGAACATTCAAAATTAATTGAAATAATTAATAATCTTTCTATCATATCTAAAGAAATAAAAGATATGTATGACCCACATCTCTATTTATTATATTCAAAATGTAATGAATTATATAAAATAGGGATAACAAATAATATTAAAAAACGAATAACGGAAATAAAATATCAAACAGGTTTAGATGATTTACAAATTATTTATCTATTGGAGAATAAGGGTTATTTAGAAAGTGAATTTCATAAAGAGTTTAAATTATTTAATCAACCTATTGTGGGTAGAAAAAATGTTAAACATAAGGAATGGTTTATACCTAACGAATTAATTTTAAATAAATTTAAAGAATATGGCAAAGAATAAGGGTGGTCGTCCGTTAATATGGACTGAAGAAAAGGTAATGAAACTTGGAAATGAATTATTGGAATGGATGTTATTATCAGAAGATAATATTTGGTTTGAAACATTTTTATATGAGAAGGGTGAGATATATCCCCAACTTATAAGTGAGATGTGTGTTAAGTATGAGAGGTTTTCCGAACTAATAAAAAAGATTAAAAAACTACAAGAGGGTAAAATAGTAAATGGAGCATTAAAACAAAATCTAAATACTGCAATGTCTATCTTTTTATTAAAGAACCATCACGGGTATAAAGATAAACAAGAACAGGATGTTAATCATAAAGGTGAGGGTATTACAATTAATTTTACTAAACCTAAAAAAGATGAATAATGGAGATAAATTTTAGTCCAACATTAAAACAGGATTTAATTTTTGAATATTTTGATGATAAAGAAACCACCGAAGTATTGTTTGGAGGTAATGTTGCTGGGGGTAAATCTTATGGTATGTGTGCTTTTATGGTATTAAAATGTTTGCAATACCCAAAGATAAGAGTTGGTCTTGCAAGAAATGAATTAACAACCTTAAAAAAAACAACAATAGTATCATTATTTGAAGTTATCAATAATTGGGGTTTAAAGATTGACGAACATTATAAATATAATTCTACAAGTGGGGAGATTTCATTTTATAATGGTTCTAAAATAGTTTTATTGGAATTACGATATTTACCTTCAGACCCAAATTATACGAGGTTAGGAGGACAATTATTAACATTTGGATGTATTGATGAAGCAGGTGAAGTAGATGAGAAGGGAAAACAGATATTACAATCAAGATTGGGGAGATGGTTAAATAAAGAATTGGATATTAAACCCTTTTTATTAATGACCTGTAACCCTTCAAAGAACTTCTTGTATAGGGAGTTTTATATACCAAGTCAAGACAATTCATTAGATAGTTATAAAAAGTTCATCAGAACCCAAATTACGGACAATCCCCATATATCACAGGAGTATATTAATAACCTTCAAAAGACATTATCCAACACGGATCGGGAAAGATTAATAAATGGTAACTGGGAATATGATGATGACCCAAATTCACTTATGGATTATGAAACAATTAGAAACATATTTGTTACTGAGAAACCATATAAGGAAAAACCAATATATTATATTAGTGCGGATATCGCCTTCACTAGTGATAATGCAGTTATTATGATATGGGAGGATTTAACGGTGATAGATATGGTTGTTAATCCCCAAGGTAAGATTGAGGATGTGATAAAACAAAAATCATTAGAGTATAATGTTAGACCTTCAAATATCAGTTATGATAGTGATGGGGTTGGCAAGTATTTAATGAACTATTTAAAAACTGCCAAGGCTATTGTTAATAATGCCAAATGTCTTCAAGGTGAAAACTATGAAAACTTAAAAACACAATTATATTTTAAATTAGCCCAATCAATAAATGATGGTAAATTAAAAGTATTATCCAACCATAAGTATGATGATAAAATAATTGAGGAATTACAACAGGTAAAACATAAACCCACCGATAGTGTAGGTAAAATATCTATGGTTAATAA